ACCTCAAGTGTTCCGATTGCCAACGTATCTTCCTTATACACTGATATTGTACCTGCGCTCGCCCCTACAGAAAAGGCAGGAGTGCCGGTGGTGGTGGTTGGTGTAATTTCAAATACTGTCTTACTAAGAATCGTAAGAGTGTTAGCGGAGAAGTTGACACCGTCGTATTCAGGTAGCGTTGTACCTGAAATTAAGATGATGTCCTGTTCAGTCAGCAGGTGAGGTGTTGTCGTAGTGATTCGGACGCGGTTTTTAGAAACGCCGCCGACGGTGAACGCTGTGCCTGATGAGATCCCACTGATGGTGGCCTGGGAGACACTGAAGTATTCCCGCAAGTCCCAGAGAAACTTCCCTTGAAGCTCGTCAGAGAAGTCAGTAGCAGATGACAAGCCGGACACAACAAGGTTGCGCTCCTCGTAACCGAGGTCCACGTTGCGTCCAAGAGCTTCGGTTTGTCGGCTTGTAAGCCGGAGTTGGACGACTCCACCAGTTGGGTTGATCTCAACAATCCCGAATGATCCAACAACTGCATTAGGGGCAGTGTTGAAAAACCGGCGGATGTCAGCTACGAGGACTGATTGGCTGTAGTCGTAGGGTTTACCCCACGGCTTCTCAATGTTTAGGTACAGCTCATCAAAGCTGTCACCCTCGCGCACCGTAATCGCGATAGGGTCCAGTGCCATTGCTAGTTAGCTCTTAACTTCTGGATCAGGCGCGTCCGGGGGCTGTCCGGCATTTCTTCAACAGTTTGCGGAAGATTTACTGTTTGCGCTCTATCTAACTTTAACTGATTCAGCTCTAAGACAGATTTGTAGTAGGTATCATTTAGATTCATTAGTCTCTGGTTTTCTGCCTCTAAATGAGAGATGCGCTCCTGTAAGGGGCCGGGCAGAACTGGTACGCGGAGGAAGACGGTTTTCTCTGGAGGTGCCGCTGCCGTGCGTAGTTCCTCAAGCTCTCTGTCGCGGTTTTCCATAGCAACCTCAGCAGTGCGCTCGATATCTCTGACCCGCTGACTGAGATGATCATTTTGCTCGCGCATCTCATTAATGCGGATCTGTAGCTCCTCGTTCCTCTGCAGAGCGGCGGCTAAATCGGCTGTAAGCAGCCGGTTGCTAACCTCGGCGTGGTTGCCTTTGCTGCCGGAGTCCGGTAGCTTTTTATTCTGGGCGCCTGGGGTAATGTCAATTTCACCAGTGGGGGGAACACGCCACTGTTGTGTGTAGACCGGATCCCGATAATCCCCCTCTTTTATGAACGCGGCGTTGTAGTAGATACCAAAGGGTGTGGGTGCCAGTTCTATGTCAATCTTTCCCGCAACGATGGGATAGAAGACTTCATCCCGCTCTATTCCGAAAAAAGGTCGCGAGGGTTTAATGGCTAGACGCCCGTCACGACCATCTTCGAATAATTGGCCATATACTCGTACCATCAAACCTCTCTATAGCCAAGTGTCAATCCAATTGTGCCAGTAGTCGCGGCCCAGGTGACAACCGCGTTCAATTTTTCCCCTGTGCCCGTGTCAAATAGCCCCAAGGGGTTGCTGATAGCAATAGCCTCATTTGCTCCGGCGTACATCTGACCGGTTACGTCGGCGGCGGCATCTGTCTGGAACTTAATGCTTCCCGCCTCACTGGCACTCAGAATAAGACTCATAACACGAATCTTCTTTCCTGAAACAGCGGGGATAACGTCGCCTGCTGCAGTCAGGTTTACCGCCTTAAACTTCAACTCAGAGGTAAAAGTATCGTGAAAGGTAATAAAGGGGCTAGCAGTCGTCCCAGCACCAGAGGCTCGGATATAGGCATCGTTGCCGTTTCCATCTCTCCCGAAGAGTGCCATTAAATAATCCCCAGAATAATTGTGTTGTTTCTGTAGTTTCTGAAACTTGCCTCAAAGCCGTACAGGGGGAACCATGACGAATAAGCCCACACTGTTTTCTCACCGCCCCGGAGTACGGCCCGTATTCTTACTCTACCGGCTCTTTCATTATCAGCCTGAATGTTAAGCTGCGTGACCGTGACTGACTCGGTCGTACCCCATTCATCGTCTTCGTCTTCGAAAAACTGTTTCTGTACTTCGTAGTAGTCTAAACGGTCGTCAGGGATTGCTTGTCCGAACAAAGTACCAGGAAAGAGTATGTCAGAAATGACAAAGGGTCTGTATGACAGCGCTGGCCAATTGACTTGTATTTTTGCCATTACGTGTCCACTAGCAAACCAAATGTAATTCCGCTAGGAAGCAGAGCTGGCTTACCCTTTGGATCGAACAGCCGGGTGCCCATGGTGTCTAAGGATCCCCCTCCCGTCAAGTCGTCCATAAAGTCAAATTTCCTTTGGTCGTATTTGATCGCAACGATTTGGTAGGTCCCGTTCGGCTCTTCACTTATTTCCTGTACCCTATAACGCCTAAAAGCTTTCGTGTCGGTTTCTTTGACCAGAATCCATGAATGCAATGACGTTGGTTTTGACCCGTAGTCCCCAACCACAGTAATCGTGCGCCCAGCTACGGAACTTACCAATCTTTTCATAGTGACACCGGTCTCGCCATACACGTAAAGCGTATGGGCTGTGTAGGTACCACTTGGTAGGTCGCGGTCAATAGTTACTTGACTCTTAGTTGCGCTACTAATTCGTCCCCCAAATGTCCCAGGCGTCTTGTACTCGTCAGCGATAATGACGACGTCGCCAGGAAGCAATAAGACGCCTTCTGAGGCAACCGTAAACGTGACAGTCTCCGTGTTGTAAATGTTGCTACCAAGGATATAGCGGCCTAGGCGCTCGGCCGTTTTCCTATCTGTGCACCCCACGGCGCGGACATCAACGGGTCTATAGCCAAACCTTTCGATTGCCTCTGGATGATGCACGCAGATCTTTGCTTCTGTATAGAAATTAGTGGGGTCCACATAGGAAACATTGGCGACTGTCCGACGTGCTGCCTTGGCTACACCCTCGTAAAGAAAACAAGGAGCGGACACCGCACCATTGTCGTCTGTTTCCTGAATGACGTTAGATGGTGAGAATAGCCTATATTCACTGTCATCCTCTACTGGCTTATCCACAACTACTGCGATCTTGCCGCCAGCGTAGTAGATCTGCGCTTGGAACGTCGACGCCACGCTCTTAAGTAAGTCATAAGCGTCTCCACTGTTATCTAGTACTCCATTAAATTCGATCTTATTTTTTTCGCAATAGAGAGCTGCTTTGCGGAATGACCCCAGGTCTACGTCTTTCATACGGATCCCAGGTTGAACAGTGTCGGCTTTAGTTCCGCTCGTTTTCTTGTAGCTGCGTCCACCTAATCCATACCTTGGGTGTGTAATCAGGTCTAGTAACACGTAGGCAGGGTTGTTGCTGTATCCATATTTAACTTCTAGGCTAGTAGTAATCGTAGGCAAGTGAATACCCTTAACCTTTGCAAAGATTGAAGGCATTTGATTGAACTCTGAAACATTGAACTTCATTCCCAGTAGCGCCGCGCCCGGGTAAATAAGATTTTCGGACCATGTGACGTCGGCGGAGACAAACTGCACATCACCTTTCTGCCACTGCCAGTTAGTTACGCTCTTTTCTTCTTTTTGAGTTTCTGGATCAGGAGCTGCCTCGCGGTCTAAACGAGTTACACGAATTGAAATTGGGATTTGCTTTCCTGTGATATTGACATCAATAATCTGTAGCTTGACTGACTTAACTGGTATGTCGTTTCCCCATTCGAAAATTTTGCTATACACAGTGCCGCCGGCACCATCAAGGACTTCAACCGCATATTGTAAAAAGTTAGATTTACCCCGTTCTGTATAAGGCCTATACACAGTGTTGGCATTGCCTTCGTCTGAATAACTCCTTATGCAATAGCTAGGCCCATAAGACAGCCTAAGCTGTAAATTGTCGGCGTCTTTTTGGGCAAAAGATCGGATAACTTGTTGGTTCGGCTCGGCGGGTTCAGTTTGTGTCTGGAGCGTTGCGCCGGCGGCTAGGTGAAAGCCGGCCGAAGCTACGAAGTCAATCTTTCTAGTCGTTTGCGTTCCATCCGTCAGCTCTGACTTTTCGATGTTGGCAGTACCGGCCTTTGACCCGTTTAGAAAAATATTCTCCTTAGCATCTCCTGATAACCCTTCAATCTTCCCTTCAGAGACAATGGCCATGTAGTAGCCAGTATTAGTGTTGATATACGAGCTAATTGTTGGCATGCTTTGGCACAAGAACTCTCCATAAACCAGCGGAATCGGGGTGCCTTGAGCCGCTGTAGCCTGAGCCCCGCTAAATATCGCCGTGTCTGCTTCACCCCCCTCTTGACGGTTATCTCTTTGGGGGGTGCCTGGGGACAACAGTCCAGAGACCCCCGTAAATAGCAACCCAAACCCGAGCGACATCACGGCTGTTTGGATGCCCGCAGAAATTGTTCCGGCGGCGCCCCATGTAATCAAGCCAAAGCCGGTGAATGCAAAGGCAATTAGGACAATGCCTACAACAATGGAAAGAATGCTTTTTAAGATATCAGCAGCGCCGGTAATGACTGGTACTAATACTAAGTCTTGGCAGTTAAAGTCCAGTTCTTCGTAGCCAATGCCATCTTTTTTTCTATTAGTCAGAAGTTTCCAGTAGATGCCGAACTCGTGGGAGCCTTCCATATAGGATCGGAATCCTGGAAGCTTGTGGCACAACGCACGGATGGCTTCGTTAGGGGTGCTGACATGGATCTGGTGCTCGCGGCCAAACCGCTTACCGGCCACCCCCTCTAAGATAATTCTCATGGTGTTTTCAGTACGTCAGTAAATACCACAATTCCCTCGGCTTCTGACCACTTCTCAAGGCGGTCGTCTTCCACGACGTAAACGTATGAGGTTAATTCCATGTTCGCAGCTACTGCTAAATCATGCTCGCTAAAACCCTTTTTACCAGTTGGATGAGAATGATAAATAGTCTCGGGGTGGTTGGCCAAATAGTCTTCTGCTGATATTAAGAATGTGCTTTCTGGTGCACTGGACTGATTTACGCATTTGATTACACAGCCGTCCTTGATAAAACCGCACGCTTCCAAGGGCACCTCGGCTTTACAGATCGCCGCAATCTCCTGATGAAGTTTCATACATTTGCTGAGGGGAAGCCACCGAAGGGATACGGAGCCGAGTTTCTATCCTTACACGCATCTAATGTCTTTGTGCATAATTCCTTGGTTGAAGTAGATCCACACTCCGGGCTGCCATAAACAAACGGACAGAAGTTTGGGAAGATTCTTCTTCCAGGAAGCTGCAGACCCTCTAAATCCATAGCTGAAGCCAGCTCGTACACAACACCCAGATTTGTCTCTTCTGTTTTCCTGTTGAAATAGTACATTTCAGGTGTAAAAACTGCGGTGTGGTCGTAGGTTGGTTGCGGTACACCACCGACAGAGTGCAGATACTGGCCGTAGGTTCTAATACGGTAAAAACGGAAGCCCACGAGATCATCGAAATCAAACGATAGATTCGTCATCTGCCCGTCGATATTTCCGATGGCAAGCTTGGGAGTCGGTAATCTGTTGCTGCCTGAGATCTTAAAGTCGCTGGCCCTAATGGGAACGGGTTGATAGTTAACTAGCTTCGTACTGTCTAAACGTTCGTCGATAAACTTGACCGACTTGCCGCCTGTTTGTTCAGGAGATACGAGGTAAATCTTGCCGCCCCATGTCGTACTGAGGTGGCTGCCATCAATTATGTATAGGTTGATCAGAACATCTTCTTTCATGGGTCAGTTTTTCCCTCTCAGCTCTTGTACTAACTTTTTGTTTAAGGTGCCCGGTCGATTAAACAGGAGAGCACCGCTGTCCTGTTTGTAGCCCGCCCATACACCGCTCAAACTACTTGAAACAAACGTGAAATCGGCGGCCTTAGAGCCATATGCAGTCATGTAAGCGTCGTAAGCGGTCTTATATGCCTCGAATTTGACCTTGCAGGCGGCGTTCCATGCATCCCCAACTAGCTTTAGCATATGAGCTTCATATTCTGTAAGTCCACCAGCTGCTGTATACGCAAAGGGGACTACACCCACAGCAGCGAAAAATTGATGTGCCTGGACTGCAGAGGGGTCGTGATTAGTGTGTGTATTCTCCGAGCCTTTGGCACTAAAGCCGGCGTTATAACCACCTTCAGAGACTGATAGATCTATCCAGCTGGCCCCACGAGCCTTGTTAAACAGCCAGGGCCCATTGACATCCCTTATTCCTGCTTCAGTAG